GATTTATTGGTGCTGTTATGGAACCGACTGCCCCATTGATTCGTGACATCTGGCAAACAGACTTTGAAATGTTCCTTGAGCAGTATGAAATTCCATATACTTTCAGAGCTAGTCCACTGCCAGAATATACTTTGCACTTCAAGGAAGGTGACAGCAAGTTACTGTGCCGCAGCTTTGAGAACTGGTCTAGGATTATCGGTTTGAACCTGAGCCATGTATTAGTTGATGAGATAGATGTTGTTTCACCTGTCATTGCCGACAAAGCTTTCCCAAAGATACTGGGACGACTTAGGGCTGGCAATGTTCGCCAGTTTTGTGCAGCTAGTACACCAGAGGGATTCCGCTGGCTATATAACACCTTTGGTACAGACGAAGCAAAGGAGAGAACAGATAGGCAGCTAATCAAGATGAGGACTCAGGACAACCCTCATTTGCCTAGCGACTTTATTGAACGTATGCAAGCTAACTATGACCCATCAATGTTACAGGCTTATCTTAATGGAGAGTTTATAAATCTCACCACTGGCCAAGTCTATAGTCGTTTTACCAGAGAACAGAATGTCACAAATATCAAGCCTGATATTGGCCTTGAGCCATTGAGAGTGGGCATTGACTTCAACATAGGGAACATGAACGCAGTGATCGGTATTGTCCAAGATCAAAAATTGTTAATATTTGATGAGGTTGTGGCCGCTTATGACACAGATGCTCTGGCAAAAGAGATCAAAGCCAGATACCCTATAAATAAGATTTACATATACCCAGATGCTAGTGGAGGAAACAGGAGTACAAATGCAAGCCAGACAGACATTGAGATACTTTCTGGATATGGTTTCAGCAATCAAAGTCCCCGCAGCAACCCGCCAGTCAGAGATAGGGTCGCTTCCGTACAGGCTTTATTATGTAACGGCAAAGGGGAAAGCCGTTTACAAATCCATGCCAGTTGCAGAAAGCTAATTGAATCGATGGAACTTCAGTCATACAACGAAAAGGGAGAGCCTGATAAAGAGTCTGGCTATGACCATATGGCTGACGCTGTGGGCTATCTTGTATGGCGTGAGTTCAATCCATTGTTTGCTAGGGCGGGCAAACCTACAGGGATTAGAATATATTAAAGACATGGTACTATTGAGGCAAAACTGTGTATAGCTCACTTGATATTTACAATAAGTCCATCACTCAAGCTGTGACGACAGTTGCAAGCCCTAATGCGGCCCATCAACGCATGGCACAGTTTTGGGATTTAATAGCAGATTTGAAAGAAGGTACATACAAGATCAGGAGTGAGCATAGAAAATATTTGCCTCAGCTAGAAAGAGAAGTAGATGACAGCTATGATCGCAGATTAGCTAGGTCAACAGTAGTTCCATATCTTCAGAGAATAGAGAAAATGTTAAGCGGTATGCTGGTCAGAAAGCCTATAAGACTAGATGATGTATCTGACTTGGTAAGAGAACAGCTGTTTGATGTAGACCTTGAAGGCAATGATCTAAATATTTGGCTTTACCAGACTGCAAGAACTGTTGTTTCATTTGGACATTGTGGTGTTTTGGTAGATGCACCAAAGGAAGGAGAGAAGGCAAGGCCATATTGGGTGACATATAAGCCAGAGGATATATTAGGCTGGAGGACTGAGATCATAGATGGTGCAAGGGAACTCACACAAGTACGTTTGTTGGAGAGGGTTGTTGAACCAGATGGCCAATATGGTGAGAAGGTAATATCTCAGATCAGGGTGCTTGAACGTGGTAGGTACGAAATTCACAGAAAAGACGATAAAAAGGGCGAATATAAATTGTTTGAAGAAGGTGAAATGAGCTTGAAGGACAAGATACCTTTTGCTGTTGCCTATTCCAACAGAGTCGGATTCTATGAAAGCCGCAGTCCTTTGTATGACATTGCAGAGCTAAACCTCAAGCATTACCAAATCCAGTCTGACTTGGACAACATTTTGCACATTAGTTCCGTTCCACTACTTGCAGTTTTTGGCTATCCAAATGCAGATGAGATAACAACAGGGCCTAGTGAAGCACTATCACTGCCACCAGAATCTAGGATGGAATACATTTCTCCATCAGGAGATAGCTATGACAGTCAGTTTAAAAGGCTTGATGATATTAAGGATCAGATCAATACACTATCGCTGGCCGCAGTTCTTGGGCAGAAGTTAGTAGGAGAGACAGCGGAGGCCAAGAGGATAGATAGATCGCAGAATGACAGCACAATGATGGTAGTTGCCCAGCAAATGCAAGACTTGATTGATAACTGCTTGAAGTTTCATAGCGAATATCTAAATGAACCTAATGCTGGCAGCTGCTTTGTCAACAGAGACTTTGTTTCTGCAAGGCTAGAACCACAGGAGATCCAGTCATTACTTGCATTGTTTACCTCTGGCACTATAAGTCAGGAGACATTATTGAATCAGCTATCAGCTGGAGAGATACTTGGTGATGACTTTGACGTTGAAGATGAAATCGAAACAACGCAGAACGGAGGATTGACAGAAAGGGAGGAACCAGCGGAGCCAGCAGTTGCGGCAGCGGACACAGAGGACGAATGATAAATGTCCACACCAGAGGTATTTTTTAGAGAGACTATTGATTTAGGTAGGTATAGCAATTCTGTCTCTAGGAAGTTTGTCTCAACTTACAACGACATCATTGTTGCATCTGCAAAAAAACTAAGACAGATTGATTTAAGACAACAAGTAGCGGCAGAAGGGGTGATTGTAGCACCGCAAACAAGAAAAAGGCTTAGGGCTATCATTGCACAGTCAAAAACGAGTTTGAATACATGGGCAAAAACCACGACTAAAGAAATGACTCAAGAGTTGCAGGGCTTGGCACTCTTACAGACTGATTTTATAAAAAATGAACTCCAGAAGGTAACAGCATCAGGCGATGTTCCTATCAATAGTGTTGCTGTTAGTCCTAAATATGCAGAATCCTTTGTTACTACTGATCCAACACAGGTCAATATTTTTACCAGTAAACAATTTACAGAAGATGATTTTGTAAAGTTTGGTGCTGGCAAGTTTGAACTTACTGCTAGGCAAGGAGCAGCGATCACTTTACCTAATGGGCAAACAGTAGAGAAAGCATTTAGAGCAATAGCAGAACGTCAGCAAGAACAGTTAGCAAGACATATAAGGCAAGGTGTGTTCTCAGGAGAGTCAACACAACAGATCGCAAGACGAATGATAGGTAGGCTTGACTTCGGACAGAAAGGAAATGTAAGACAAATTGCAGCGGCTGGTGGTGAAGTGACAAAACTTGCTAACTATCAGGTAAGAACTATTGTAAGGACATCAATCAATCAAGTACAGAATCAGGCAAGTCAGGCGGTATATGCAGCAAATAAAAAAGTTTCTCCTAAATATGAATATGTTGCAACGCTAGACTCAAGAACAAGTGCTATATGTATGAGGCTTGATGGCCAAAAGTTTGAATACAACAAAGGGCCAACACCACCGCAACACTTCAACTGTCGATCTACTACTGTCCCTGTTGTGGACTTTGATGGTTTGCAAAAAAAATATCCTGACCTTGAAAAGCCGCCAACAACACAGTTTGACACCAGACCATCAGCTACAGGCAGAGTTCCGCAAGGGACAACATACGGAAACTGGCTGCTAAATCAAGATAGACATTTACAAATAAAAACTCTAGGTAGTGAAGGTAAGGTAAGAATATTTAAAAAGTTGGCAAAAAAAACAGGATCAGGGCAGACGGCTTTGAGAAAAATGATACGCAATGATGGTAGCGAAGTATCATTAAAAAAGTTACAAGAGTTATATACATAAAAGATCATGCCGTTAAAAAAAGGAAAGTCACAGAAGTCTATCTCTGCCAACATACGTTTGCTGATGAAAGAGGGCAAAACATTAAAACAAGCACAGGCTATAGCTTTATCAACTGCTAAAAAACGCAAAAGGAAGTAAGATAAAGTCAGCTACTTTTATTGTTATGCCATCACACTATGGGTCAATGAAGCCAAAAGGCACAAAGAAAAAGAAAGTTAAGAAGGGAGGCAAGAAGTAATGGGCTACAAGTTTACAGTTCAAGGCGAGGAGCCTAAAAAAGTCAAAGAGACTAAGACCACTGTTAAAAAGAAAACCAAAAAGTGAAAAGAAAATTCCGCAAGGTAGCGAAAGATAAAAAGACTGGCGTTCCTAAGAAATACCTTAGTGGGGCCAAGAATAAAAGTGCAAAGGCAGCTGAGATCAAACGCACTGCGGAAGCTTACAAAAGAGGAGAGTTTATTGATATAAAGGCAGTATCAAAATCACGCACTAAACAAGATGGCTCCAAAAAGAAAACCACTAAGCGAAAAAGTAAAAAGTAGCTTAAAGAAAAAAGCAGAAGGTACAAAGTTTAAATATGGCGAACTTGCTGCTGTATATAGAAAAGGGCAAGGTGCATATTTGTCATCTGGTTCTAGAAATGTTCCTATGGGTGCGTGGGCTATGGGTCGAGTTAATAGTTACATGAGAGGCGATAAAGCTAGAACTGCTGATATGGCTATCTATAGAAGATACAGAAAATGAGTGATCCTAGAATCAAAAGATTTGGACTTGCTGGTTTTAATAAACCAAAGCGAACCCCATCACACCCAACAAAATCTCATGTTGTCCTTGCAAAAGAAGGCGATAAGGTCAAACTTATCAGGTTTGGTATGCAGGGAGCAAAGAATAAACCGCCAAGAAAGGGCGAATCAGAGGCAGATAAGGCAAAACGCAAGAGTTTCAAGGCTAGACACGCTAAAAATATTGCCAAAGGTAAAATGTCAGCGGCATTTTGGGCGAACCGCACGAAGTGGAGCT